TTTGTTTTTCCATATTTATATTTCCTTTCATTTTTTTAAATTATACTATTGACAAATGTTTGTCAAGGGATTATATAGGATTTAACTATTACTACCATAATCTATAGAATTATTGGTGGGAAGAGTTGGGACAACTTCTGGTTGTAGTTGGATGGTTAACCTTGAACGAAAACCAGAACTGATCCCTGACCCATTGTGGGCGTTCTAGCTAGCGGTTAGTCTAACAATGGGTCTGGGATCAGTTTAGAATGATTCTAATTAACAAATACAACCTATAATTGTATTTATAAAAAGCTCAAAATGAACACATTAGTTCTTGACTACTATAGGATTATCCTATATAGTGTAATTCTAGCATAAAAGCTAGAGAAAGGAGCCAGGT